ACGTAATCATTAAAACGAGCTCTTGTGTCAGCTTCAGCTTTTAAGTACCATAAGTAACCAGCCTGTCCATCTTCAGCAGCTACCTCAACCCAACCAATTCTAGCTGTATCAGAACCTGATACTTCGTAGTAATCTTTCATTATAATTGGTTTGTTAGTGTAAGATTTGAACTGTGGCTCATTAGCAGAGTGAGAAGAACTACCGTTGTAGTTGTCTCCTTTTCCATATTCAGAACCATAAACTAATAATGTTCCAGTAGTAGTATCAACACCAAGAGTAGCACAGTTAGCAGCTCCGTAAGGCTCAACGCTAAGCGCATCACCATTAACGTGAACAACTAAAGCTTTTAACACAGCGTTAGCTGTAGCTAAAATAACAGTGTCATTAACTCTCACACCATGAGAACTTGCTGTATAAGTAGCATTAGTATCAATGTGATCGTTAATAGTAATTAAACCACCATTTGTTGCACTACCACCAGCTTGAGTAGTAAGTGTCATTGTGTAAGATAAGTGTAATCTACCTTGCTCAGACCAAACAACTTGATCAGCAGTCATAGATTCTTCAGCTCCAACTTGAGATAAGAAACCTGATATAGTTCTCGGTCCGAAAACCTCAGCTTCTTTTTCCATTAGATCTGGTAAGTATTGTTGCGCCCAGCCTTGTCCAGCTGTCGCAGTAAAGTCAAAGTAATTTGTTGCTAGCGTCTGCTGTCTATGAGCAGGAGTACTATTTAACAAACCACCAGGATTTGAAATTGCCATAATTTTTAAATTTTAATTTGTTATTTATTTTTGTTTTTAATTTTAAACTTAAAATCAGGTTCATTATTATTTAAAGCTCTAACCCTTAATCCACTAGTGTTTGTGTTCTCACTATAAGCTTGCCTAGGATCCATATTTACATTTTTAGATTTAGCGATACTTTCTTTTAAAGCATCTGCTTTACCTTGTTCGTAAAAATGATTGGCAACCTGATCTGGGTTCATTGCAGTAAAAAGTCCCTTGTGATAACCCGCAGCATCTTTCATCGTACTTTCTTTAGTCAAAAACTTTTTGATAAAGTTGTTAATGTCGCTTTGAGTTTCCTTAACCTTAGCACCGTCTTTCACGTTAAACCTAAACTTTTTCTCTCCAATGTTATATTCAAAACCTTTGAACTTATCATCGAATAGATTGTTGGTTTTACTTTCAAACGCGTCTTTTTGTCGGTTGTATATCTCACGGTTTTTCTCTGATTCCTCGTTTTGCTTGTTGAAGTATTCAATTGCTTCTTGTTGCTCTTTCGTAAGCTTTGATCCGCTTTTGATATCTTCGTAGTATTTGGATTTTACACTTTCCAAGTGTAGCCTTGCTTGAGCAACTTGCTCTTTCATAGCTAATTTTTTTCTTTTTATATCTCTATCCTCATCCATATCTTCATCGTAAGAGAAAGTGTCATCCATAACAAATTCAATTTCCTCTTGTGATAAGTGTGGTTTAGTAGATTTATAGTATTCCGTTAATAAAGTATGATTGTCTAGTTTTGAAAAATCTTGGTTAAGAGTAACGTAGTCAGTTAAATCACCACCAGTTTCTTCCATAAAGAACATTAACTTTTGAATGTCCTCTGGTAACGCTTGGCCAGTTTGTTCTGATTGCGCAATAGCTTGTTCTACCACTTCAGTTACTTCTTCTACTTCTTCTTGAACTTCATTTGTAATCTCTTCAACAACCGGTGTTTCTGTAGTTTCTTCTACAGGTTTTTCAACAACCTCTTCCACAACCTCTTCAACAACCGCTGTTGGTTCCTCTGTTTTTTCAACAGGCTCTTCAACCTTAGTTTCTTCAACTGGTTTACTTAAGTCAACTTTCGTAATAGTTTCTTCAATAGTCTCAGCTGGTTTTTTCATCTTTGCTTTAACCTTTGTAACGTTTCCTTTTGTTTCGTTACCATCTGGTTGTTTCGCTTCTTTCGCCTTTACTTTAATTTTGCCAGTCTCGCTATCAGCGATTGGCTCTTCTTTTTTTGCCATAATATAATATAATAATAGTTAATAAATTTATCTAGGACCAAACTGTGACATATCAATACCTCCTAATACATCGTTGCCTGAAGATTCAAAATCCTTAGGTCCTGTGCTTCCTTTTCTTTGCTCAATCATTTCTGATTGTTGTGTCGCTTGAATCTTTGTTCTGTTATCCTTACGATCTTCTTTTTCTTTTTCACCTTGAGACCTTTGGCTACTCTCAGCGCCTTTTAATTGCATGTTGTATTGGAACTCTTGCTCCATCAACTGTCTTTTTATTTGTGCTTCTTGGTTTAGCTTTTCAATATCAAACCTGGATTTTGCTTCTTCTATAGATATAGCTGTTTGAGCCACTTGTTGTTGTTTTTGCATTTCAAGTTCAGCAGATGCTTGCTGTTGCTGTATGTTAGCTTGAGCCTGGGCTTGCATGTTTTCTTGCTGCATTCTTTGATCTCTTTCTATTTTCTTCTTTCTACGTATCTTAAGAAGTTGATTAGCTAGTTTAATATTCTTTATTTCTCTAAGATCTATAGCGTCTTCTAGCTCTATGTTTTGTTGACCTAATGCTACTTGAATGTTATTTTCTAACATAGCTTTCTCCTCCTCATCAGGTGTTAACTCTATAAATATACCAAAATCATATAGGTGTAAATCAGACATCTCAGTTAAAGTCGCAACATTGTGAGCCCCTATAGCTTGTATGAAAGCATCTTTGGTTGGAGAGTACTCTATAATATCAGATATTCTAAGTGATAAACACTCTGCGGTTTCAGCTGTTAAATATAATCCAGCTTGTAGTATATGTCTAGTTGCTGTGTTTGAATTTGCAGCCGCCATTTTCTGAACTCCCACTAATGATTTTGGATCTGGATTAGCAGCGTCTCTAGCCTCGTTTAACCCAGTCACATCCCTAATCATCTGTAGGTAATAGTTATAGTTACCTATAAGCGCTTGCATTTTACTACCGCCAGCACCGCTTGTGATCTCTTGTATTGGTATTTTAGCAGCATTCATATCTCCGTCAGAAGTGTATGACCTACCAATAACACTACCTGTTTGAAAAAACATATTTAAAGCTTCTTGAGGATTATAGTTAGTTCCATTACCCAAATCAATTTCAGCTAAGCCATCAGCGTCCAAGTAAACACCATCAGGTGTCATTCTCGACATCACTTGCTGCAACTTTAAATGTGTTAACTGAATCATATCAGCAAAACCAGTAATTCTTTTTACTAAAGAATCAATACGACCTTCGTACATTCTAGGAGCAACGATAGAATAATTCATTTTAACTTTAGTGAAATCACTTTTAGGACGCATCATGTTTTTTGCCATCTCCCACTTTAAAAGCTTTTTAGTACCTAACACCAAAGCACCCTCATATAAAGTCTCCATTTTTCTAGACTCTTTACTAAAGTTTTCGTTTTCTTGTGGTGCAAACGTATCATCTTTTTCAATAGCTTTCTCAGCTCCAGAGGCGCTTTCTTTTAACTTGTAAACCTCATTCATGTAAGTTTTGTAATTAAAATAAAGTACATCTATTTTGTTTTTGTCAACCTCACCTTCTCTATACCGCTTGTTATTTCTTTTGCTAATACCACTTGATTTTTGTATCTCTTCTAAATCTTCAGTAGTAAGGTGTGGAAACTGCTTTATAAGCTCGTTTATTGGAATTGTTTTAATTTCACCAACATAATAAATGTCTTCAAAATATGGCGAGTCTGTATGAGAGTAAACCAATTTTGCGGGATCAACATAATCAATAGTCACACCCTCAGAAGTATTAAAAGAGGTTTTTACTGCGCCTATACCTAAAACGGTAAGATCACGATAAAACCTCTTCTTTGTTAATTCATATTTATTTCCCTCAAACAAAACATTTAAAGCTTGTTCTTCAGCTATCTCTACAGCTTGCTTATAATTAAGTTGCATGTGTAGGTCTAATTCTTCTTGTGAATCTGGTAGTAACGTTGGGTTACTTTTAAATAGATCCATTCCGAATTCTTCTTTGACAAAAGTCTTTATTTCTCTCGACCTCATGTCTTCCATTATCGCATCCATGTACTTAGTTCTTTTACTAACTCCAAATGGATCTTGGGAATATGCTTTTATATCATAAGTTCTTTCTGCTATACCATTAACCACTATATCAACAAACTTAGAAATAATTGGCACTGGTTTCCAGTCTAAATTTAAATAGGACAAATCACCGTTTATAGATAACTCATCTTTATACTTTTGTATAGACTGCTCTCCCCTAGCATATAATCTAAGATTGTGAAAATTATTTTTACCGTTAGTATATCTGCTTTGATTATTTGTTTCATCAAACCACTCCCCTTCTATAGCTTGAGCAACCTTAAGCCCATACTCATAGCTTATCTTCTCTGCATCGCTAACTACTTGACTTGGAAAATTCCTCATATTATTCTTTAATTATTTTAGACATACCACCTGAATTTGAATACTTAGACATGTGTATATTTAATTTTGGTTTTTCTATCTTCGCATTTGGCGCGTACAGATGTCTGTTATTAGCCATAATAGCTAAGCCAGAACTTATTGACGCATCGTGCTTTGTTCTTTTGTTTATATCAAATCTACTCCAATCGTTTAGTAGCTCATTGAAATACAAGTCTCCAAACGTTCCATCTTGCTTCATTCCAACGTGATCTTGTATATACATTTCAATTGCAGCGGCGTGAGCTTGTTTAATATCTTCTGAAGAGTTAGGTATACCACCTACTTCTTTTTCTGCTACAGATAATTTGTTCCATATCTTATCTGGTCTATTCATACTAAACCCTCTGTATCCTCTACGCCTCAGGTAGTACAAGAGACGAGGTTTATTGTTCTCCGCGAGTATAGGCATCCCGTAAAATACTAAAGCCATTAGAACGTCCTCAAAGAACATCTCGGCTGTTGGTGGTCTTGAT